TTGGGAATTCGTGGGAATTCATGACTACATCGGCACAAAGCCTGTTCAACTTGCTGTAAAACGTAAAACGAGAAATAATAGAGAAACGAAACAAACAAAGCAAGTATCACTCAATTAAGAGATCTTGGTCATGAACATCACTTAGATAGTAACATCTTCTTACCATCACCACTACACACCTTTCTTCAGCTGGCACGGCGCAAAAGAGAACCGACATCAACAACTTACTACTTCGACATGCTTAGGCGATGACAGTAGGAACTACTACCACCCAACTAGGCCACCAGTAAAAATTATAAAACCAGTGGCACACAAACAAAAACCTAGGGAACCCATAACGCCGAGCATCTGCTTTAAACTACGCGACCAACTCAAGTCAAATGCGTAGGCTTCTCAAACGTTTCAACCCCTTGAAGAGGAAGGTTATATCGGAGGGTTGGATAAAATACACCTCTCATGTTGCCATACTAAAATTGAAACAAACATGCCTTACGAAAAACCAATTACGAATTACGCGAAACGTGGTAGCTGAAGACCAGCCATACGTCCGCCCTTTGTCTTTTTGCCCTTACCTTTGGAAACCCAGGTCGACACAGCCTGTTTGGGTCCAGGGTTAATACGCTTATTCTGCTTTGACGAATTATTAGCTCTAGCTGCCATACTCTGAACAGCAGCTTTCGTCTTCTTATTAATTGCAGCACGTTCGGCGGCTGGTTTTTTATTCCAGCCCTTCATCATTGTGCTACCAGCAGAAAGCGCAGTACCAATACCTTTAGCGATGGGATGAGGCATCGCCTGAAGCAGTGGTGCTACATACTCAGCACCGGTACTTAGTATATCTGAGAACCATGATCCCAGATCATTGTTGTTAACGAACGTTGCGACAGGCATAGTTCGCCCAACAGCAGATATCAACTCCATTCCCATCACATCATATTCGGGAGACTGCTTTGCAAGCAGTACCAAATCTGTATTGAGCTGTGACGGAAACCGTTCAATATATACGTTCCAGTTGAGGGTCAATATGGTTTGCGGAGCAAGACCAGTAAACCAACAACCTGAGGTATCAAACTCAGTCCAGAACGTCTGATTAGCAGCAACTCCCTCAAGAGTGGCTGAAACCAGCTGCATAGTTGGAGTATAATCAGTGGAGCCAGTCTCTGGATCATCATGCCAGTAACTGGGAACCACATACGTATTTCCGTTAGTAGGGAGATTGGTGCTATGAAGGCCATGAACCTGATAAACACCATCTTCTGCCCCCCACTGCTTAGACCCTTTCAGCTGCAATGCAACTGCCAAAGAGTTCGGCGGTTCAGGAACGGGAAGAACATCGACAGCACTCCAACTTGTCGATGACGCATTTTGATATACATTCACCGTTGAGTGATATGCATTATCATCCAATGGCTGACGGTAGACGAGCACACTACCGCCACGATACAACTGTGGAGTTGTATTGTGAACTTCAATGCCAGAAGCAAAAACGCGACTAGCACCTTTCGATAAAGTTTGCGGAACCTGCAATGACTGCATAGTAGCAGTAGAAGAAGCAGGGAAGTTCACAAAGCTCGTTGGCGGCGAGCCGGTCAAAAACGTCGTAACATTAAGACCAACGGGCGCATACTGAGCATTGCCATTTGATGAATATGTAGCAAAGCCGACATTATTACCTGCCGAGTTTTGCACATAAGTTAAAGTACTTGCCGTCGGCGGAACATTAAGACCACCAACAGGCGCTCCGATACTGAAATACGGAGAATTCCATATATGGCAGTCCCAATTGCTGGAACCAACACCAGACGGCGCCGTTATTGTAAGTGAAGCCTTATAGACTTGAACTACCGACGGCGAAGTAGTGAGATCAGGCCAACCTTGTGGGTCGATCTCAGTATCATGAAAAGGATCAAGACATGCCTTGAGAGTGTCTAAGGATGTGGCACGCCCACCAACTCGATTGAGTATGGCGGCTGCAACTGCATCAGCTCTACCAGATCGCATCATCTTTTCTTTTTAAAACGTGGATACTCACGTTTCTGGAAGTATCTCCATGAGAGTTTCATAGACGCTCTGGTCCAAGGTACTCTCAAAACCACAATACAGTTTCGCTAACTCGTCATCTGACATAAATATATTCAGAATATCCGAGTATGGTATCACACTACCATTTTTTAACTTAACTACTCCTGTTAGATCCTTCTCATTATTCTTCCAAACCCAAGAAATGTAATTCCATATCATATTCCGGGCCTCAATATTAGGCCAAGACTCCATGCGTAAGGCAAACGCACGAAGCAATGACCAACGAACGTCAGGATTGTCGCTCGCAAACTTTAACGAGTCCATTGTTTTTTCGAACTCTGGAACCGGTAGATAACGGCGGTATTCTGAAAACCATTTAGTTGTGTGTGACAAAAAATCCAACTCCAACACATGGCGCGGTTCCCATGAGTCACTCTTCGTCATGACGCCAATGGAGGTCCATACATCTGCGATGTTACGACCATTAAACCAACACCTCCAAGAATCCGCAACTGTGAACGTATTATCATCACCACACATCTTTGCACAAACATGGCGAATGAAATTTGTATAATTCATACGACGATCCTCTCTAAGATCGATCGCATCCTCTATGGCATCTACCATAGTTGAATCCAAATACAACCCAATAGCATCAAGTGCTTCGAGACGTTCATACAACTCCTCAATTTCTTTATCATCATTGGGGAACTCACGATCATGTATAACGAAACCTGCATAAGCAAACTTTCGAAACAAGCCAATCGTGTTATCAACAATAGTGCAATTTTGACCACTGGGATTTCCAGTGTCTTTCACAATTACATCCCCTTGTGGCGTAACCATGATCGAATATATAATGTCAAAGTACAAATGCACCAACCGATTCCAATTTTCCTCTGTCTGATGTGATTGTTCAAGAAGTTTAAATCGGAGCTTGCACTGCTCCCACAATTCTCTTCTAAAAAATGATGAATCATAATCTGTTTCATCAAGTGACCAACCATATACAAATTGCATGAGATCAGTTATCATAGAGTGCCATGCACCATAATACTTGCTCATACCCACCGCGCTAAACGTCTTACCGTGGGATTTATAGAACTTCTGATTCATCTCATGACATATTTGCGACATAGATAAATTATGTGTCACAGAAGATGCAGTGAAGGTACGAATTTTACCCTCAGCTAATTTTTTCTTCTTTCTCATTTCATACTTCTGAGACACAGTCCAAAAAGTGCGACACCCTTCCTCTGTTCCAATCAAGTTCCAATGCTTCTCCTGTGTTGAACGGAATTCACCCGAAGGCAACCGTTGTACAGTACCATTAACATCAAAAACTTTCACATACAAGTAATCATCTTTAACAGACTTACTTAATGTTATAGGAAAACCAGGTGAGGATTGCTTATTACACTCTGTAATAGCGGCATCAAGGGATATCACTCGAGAATTACACATGTGCGGAAAAAAATGCCTATCTGTCATCGCACACGCGCGTTCCCAACAAGACTCATTAATAACAGGTTGAGTCTTCTCATACTTCGATATAGAAGCATAACCCGTATCTGGCGTGGGACGCGTCATCGCGTATTTTTCTTCCCACTTATTACCAGTAACACTCTGCCATAAAGACACAGTAGGATCTATCATAGACTTATCTTTATAAGTTGGCGGTCTTACATACACCTGGCCACCATAATGACAAATTCCTTTTTTAAAGTGGCGGGTAAACCACTGAGAAGGCTCAGCTTGTTGATCAACACCGTGAAATAGACGAACTTCACGTTGCCAAAACTCACTCGCTCTCTGAACGTGTTGACTAATTGATAGCTGACAGAGCCGATCTAGTTTAAAGGCTTATCACCTTCGACTTTACTCTTTTTAGGAATACAAGCTCCAATCACTGCGGGAATACGAATAAACCCGTTATGACCATTTTGCATGTCAGCTCGATGTAGGCCAATTAACTTTCCTTCCATCGACCAAACGCCAGAACCGCAATGTCCGCGTTTGGAATCATTAGTATACTCAACATCGTCCCTCATATCAGACGGGATTTTCACAATATCACCTATGGTGGTACTGTGCGCAGGCTGCAAACAATATTTGCCAGTTTTCGCACCCAATATAGGGCCCGCGCGACTCGCCGAAGCTGGTCGCTTACCCATCTGCTCACTCCACCGCGCCTCACTATAATCCAGCTCGGCATGCGGATAAAAAGTAACAGGATATCGTATGCCATCTTTCTCAACCCAACAATCACCCTTTGCAAGGTGCGAGTTTGATAATAGATGGTTGGAATTATACGTAGCATGGCCTAAGCCACAACTAGTAAAATCTCCTAACTCTTTAGAATACAGAACGAATGTTGCAGACTCTGCTACCTTACTATTCCACTCTGCATCACGATAATTTCCCTCCTTCTGAGGTACTTTAGGACCCTTTTCCTTGGGCTTAGGGTGATAATAAATGCAACCCTTTTCAGAGCACACCTTATTTTCCCTCAATCGCGGACAGGGTGGTATTAGATGATACTTCATGCACTTCTCATCTATGCACCACTTAACACCATCCTCAGTCTTAGCATCACACTCGGGGCGATTGCGCATCGCTTTCCAAGATCCAAAGTGAGCCCACTGATTTTTTTCCCGATTACGGCAAATCTGAGCATATTCTGCCCAGTTCCGTTGTATCTTTATCGGGGGAGGTGAAACTGGAGCCATAGCAACAGTCTTTGCCTCTTCTTCACGTCTCTGCTGACCTTTATGCTTTATCGCAACTTCCGACCACGTGCTAGGATCTCGCGGCGGAACAGCAGTGGACTCCGGGCGATAGCCAACAGGCTCACTCGCTCGTTTATAATCATCATCTTCTTCATCATCAGGTTCCTGATAAGGGTACGCAGTTTGATCACCTGCTTTCCTGCGATGAACGGCGCCATAATACTGACTCGAAGGATCCACCTCAATATAATCGTCATCACCCTTTCGAGCATTCGGATTATACTCTCTACTAACGGGCAAATCACGCTTCTTCTTCTTATGCCGCTCAAGCACCAAAATAGGCTTACACTCAGCCCAATGGGTGCAATGATGACCATCACACTTCACGTTACAAGTTTTCATCATGCTTACCATCGTTTGTTGATCAGATTTCATATCATCATAAATAGGACAATCTGCTGCGTGAATACACTCTAACACCTTGACTGGTGTAGGTTCAACCGCATCACAACAATTAGAAACGACGCTAACCTTCTCAGGTTTAACATCGACACAAGCACCAATCACATTGCCCTCCAGCTTTGGTTTATGAAAATCATCTTCAAGTTTACTCTCTAAAATTTCAACCTGAACAACCACCGGATCGGGTGTGATCTCTGTAACGCGCACCAAGGTTTGCTCCACCTCAGTGACTTTAATACCTTCAAGAACCTTCTGCTTTCGCAAAAAGTACAATAACCCTGATACGATTGCCGCCGCTATAAGCACAGTAGCTGCAAACACTCGTGGATGATCTTGAAAGTATCCATATATTGCCTCAAAATATGTTCGATCAAGTGGAGGAACCGAACTTCCCAACAAACGATGAGCACGAATTTGTTCTGTACGATCCTGAAAAAGATCTCTAACAGCATCAACAAAGTCATGTCCAACATCCACTTTTTCCTCCTGCTCATCAACTTCTCGTTGTGCCTCAGCAATCTGTTCAATAGAACGAACAAATGCAACAGCTTGAGCAGGTGCATCAACTACAACTTCACGAATTGCTTCTTCTTGAGGAGTTCCTTTCGGTAACAACCCCCAAAGCATATTCACTGAACTAGTTGCAGTTAACATCATACGAACATACACAGACAAATTTTGAAATGATTTAACTGCAGACTTAAAACCATCAGTTGCCGCAAGGACAACAGATAAAGTCAACACAGTATCAAGGAAACCCTTAAGTCTCTGCTCCACTACTGAATAACCTTCAGAAGTTGGACGAGGCCAATACATTTCAAACAAACGCTTAAGAAACCACGCAATAAGGGCAAACCACCCAATCAACCCCAACATTGGAAGACCAAAAAACTCATAAACAGTTTTAGGTTTCTGAGCGGGTATATTGCGAATAACAGTATCAACTGCTATGTCTTCTGCCATTGCTCTTTGTTGTTGAGCAACACGCACTTCTTGTTCAGAAGCTCGCAATTGGACAGAAATACTATCTCTCTCGCGTTGTAGATTAATGTTATCTTGACGGATCTGATCAACTTCTTGTCGAACACGAAGAAGCTCATCTGAAAGTGCGGAATTTAACTCTGTAATAATACCACCCACACGAAACCCGCCTACATCAACATTTATATTTGGCATAACATGGCGAACTTGCATTCGGTTGTCAATCCACTCTTCAATGCGCTCAAGAAGATCACTCCACTCAGGAAGTGCTGGATTCAACCATCGATAGAATCTATAAAAATTTCTACCGAGCCACATACTATACCAACCAGTACACACAACGAGAAACCGCCAGAACTTCATTCTCAGAACAGGATAATAACTACACACTATACTGAATGCAGCCAAACCTGCTACCACATTAATTAAAATGAGGTAAGTCCAACTTAAATCAGATAACCGGTAACCCAGCGCAGCCGGAAGTATACCAGTAAACATCCAATCAGGCAAATGAATCTCGATTTCTATGTTACCATTTAAAGCATGCATCAATTTGTTGTGGTTGCGAGCTTGAACGCTCGCAAAATTTTGCGCGTCCCGATAATTCAAACCGAGCAACAAACACTCGCGACACAACAACCAATAATAATTATACGTGGAATTCAAATTCCAACCACTCATATAAATATTATTATTAACCAAGAAAAGAGTGCGATAAGCATCAACTGCTTGAATGTTCGCATTAACCTCAATCTCGGTTACTCGGTCCTCAAGTCGTTGAATCTCTTCTTCAGCATCGGTTAACTCCTGCCAAATATGAGTACGACGATTACCATTTAACGCATGCATATCAGCATTGGCGCGTGCCTGCTCATCAGCACGCACCATCTGCTCATCATGCCACTCTTCCAACAACCGAACACACCAACAATTTACAATTGCTAGCTCCATATGCGCTCCCCATGCAAGAGGCATTGGATTAAGATTCTGGTTTGGAATACACTTGCCTAGCCAGTTGACAGCTTGACCCATCAACCGTCCGACAACAGCAGCATCATCTTGGGATGGATCAATACCACCACGCAAAGTGGTAAAAACCCTTTTAAGGTGCAGATTCCAATTAGCCTCGCGGAACAAATCAACCTTGCTCTCAACCAAGTCTACCAACTCGGCTATGTTGTCATGCTCAGAACCTACAGTAGTGAGCAAATCAGCATACGAAACATTATAGAACCGCATGAGATACAGATCACGAACTCGTCGGTAATCTGCTTCATGCGGATGAAATACTGAACCATCCTCAATATACTCCAACGCCCAAGAGCGGGAGCCATCATCCTCTGGATCTTGATCCTCATGAAAGTAAGAAGGCATAACATCTTCCAAAACACCACGAACATTACGATCGAGGTGCTCGAAAGTATCAGGCGTCACACGCCCTTCCTCAAACTCCGAGTTAATTATAACAGGGGGATGAGGTTCTTCAAAAGGAGAGAGAGAAACATGATCTTCATCATGCTTATACTCATAACCTTTCTCCTCATCTTCACAGTGCCACGTGCTGTTACCCATACGAGTAGAATGATCATATTCTTCATGAACATAATTTTTGCAACTAAGACACGTCACAAGACCAGCAAATATACTCTGATGATCATCAAAACCTCTCCACTCTTGGAGCGGGAATTGTTCACCACCAGGAAAGCTCGTGACCTCAATGTTCTGCACAATGAGATCACGAAGCAGCTCAGCGGAAGTACTAAACACTGTACGCGCTGTAATACGCGTATCAACAGATAAAGCACCACCGAAATCACAGACAGAAATAGATACCACAACCGGGCCAACAGCTGGCAAAACCGGAGTAGTTGAGGTTGGGGATACCTCAAAATGTCCACCCTGAGACTGCGCGAGAGACGAAATTTTAATCGATCAATAAAGGTCAACAATATAAACGTCTA